GGCTAATGCCGCTTGCTGTTGTTGTTGCATCTGCAATAGTTGCATCTCTATCTCTGGCGTGATTGGCGCAAAGTAACGATCTGCGTTTCTAATGCCGCTCGATGCTAATATGTCTGCAAGAGTGTTGCGGATGTTTGTAAGCGATACCAAGCCATTCATAGGGCCATATGTCTGATAAACCATAGTTTGTTGTTGCAATGCCATAGCTAGAGCGTTTGTCTTATCCTCTTCTCTGCCAGTGCCAAGCCCTACATTAATAGTAACGTCCATATCTATGTCGAAAGCTTTTGGGTCAACAGGTTGAAAACGGCCATTCATACGCATCATTGCGCCGTTTTCCATATTCTTTTGCAGTAATCTTAACATCATGCCAAACAAATCTCTTGCGCCGTCTGCTAGGTTACGCACCATAACCTCTATTTGCCCTGCGGCGGCTTGCACAGTAGCTTGCACAGCGGCCTTAGTTGTTGACTGCATAGCATCAGGGTCTAGCCCCATAGACGCTCTGGTAACGCCTGTCTTGCCCTCTACAAGCTGATCTAGGTATGTAAGTGCGCTTAGTGTCTGCCCTGCGGTAAATGGCACAGCTAGGTCCTGGACCGCACCAGGCTGTCTCATACGCACAATCGCGCCAATTTCGTTGTTTAGCACATCGTCTATGTTAACTGCACCATCGACTATGCCAATTCTGGGATTGTTTGTCATGGCTACGTTATCGAGTATGCCACGCAATATGCTTGTCGCCGCATCCTGGTCATCAATAACAATGTCTGCAATGCTTCTGCCATAAAAAGTGTGCGGCTCTGGATCAATTTCAAATTTTGCAAAAGGTATTTCATCTGCAAGTTCGTAATCTAGCAGACTGTACTTTGTCCCGCCGCACAAGAACTTGTGTAACACAGCTACTCCTGTGCCGTCCACATCCATACGCATATATGCCTCTGTTACAGTAACCTGGCGCATAGATGGATCAGAGCTTGTTTCGTTAAAGTCATCTGAATAACCCTGTCTCTCAATACGCTCTGCTTCAGTCATTTCTGTACCTGCATCAAAGCTGTCTAGGTCAAGAACCATGTCTGGGTCAAAGCCCATTGATATTAAATCACTAGCACGCATCTCTGTGCGGTGGGCAACGACATGAGCATCTTCTAGTGTTCTACAGTTTCTATCTACAAAGAACTCTTCTGGCGGTACGCTTTCTATGCGTAAACAGCCTGTTGTTTCCTTGCGCGATACCTTTGCAGAATGAACAGGCGTTTCTATCTCAACGCCTTGCTCATCCATGCTCATTTCCTGCTCTACTGTATGCTCAAGAACTGTTACATCATCATCTTGCACCAAAAATGTATACTCATCGTCATCGAGATTGGTGTAAGTATATATCTCTGCGGTTGGCATTTCTTCCCAATATGCTTTGACTATGCCTTGCTTTTTAATTAGCGCATCGTGAAAAGCATCGTTTAGCACTCTATAGCCGTTGCTTCTTTGAAACTCATAATGCACATAATCTGTGGCTTGCTCTGCCATGTTTACATCTTCTGGACCATGCGGCATGAACTCTACTGGTCTTGCAGTGCTTAGAAACACACGCATCAATGACGGTTTAATCGCACGCACAGTATCTCGAACCTTAGTGGCGACTACTTTGCTTCGCCCGTCCTCGTAACCTATATCTACCTCACCATCGTAATAGCGTTGCGATCTAATACGATCTTGTGATATTTCGCTTTCTACAAAGTCTACTGCATCGTCTATAGCGTTTTGAACAATAGTTTCGATTTCGCCTTTGCTTTTTTCTTTAAGTTCCATCTATTACTCCTGTCCTAAACCTGACAACGCGCCTTGTGATCCATAACCTGATAGCGCACCTTGTGAGGCTAATATTTCTAGCGCTCCATCTCTGCTAATTTTATCAGGAGAACGACCCAATTTTACTGTGTCTTGTAAATTTTTAACTGCGGCTCTCACCCTAGCGTCACCAAGAGACTTTGCCCCAATAGACGCCGCAGAAAGACCTAAGAAAGCAGGGTTCATAGCATACATAATTATGTTCATATATGCCATTAGGCCATTACCGCTTGGAGCCATCTTACCTGCAAGGCGCAATATGTTATCTGCAACCCTACCATCTACTATTTGCTGCATGGCTTTTATTTCTGGGTCATCAAAGAATGAAATCTTGGTAGGGTTGTCTAATATTTTTTGTATTGACCTACGATAAGAGTTTACAACATTACCGCCAGAACCAGATACTTTTCTTTGGTTTTGTAGCAAGTTAACTTCTTTTTCTAAAATCTTTGCTTTATTAGCACGCCTACTTATCTTCCTAGCTTCTTTTAACTTGGCAACTTTTTCAGTTACATCATCAATTTCGCTATCCAATGTTTTTATCATATCAAGTAAAAAAGGCTCTTTTTTGCCTTTTTTAGTATTGTATAAATCACTTAGTTTTCTTCTAACTTTATCAAACTGACTAAGTGTAATTCCGCCTCGGCTAATTAAAGTTCCGTCTTTTTTGCGTTTTGCCGCAGACTTTACCTCTAAATCTTTTAAAAATTTTCTTGCTTTAACAAAAGTCTTATCTGTTAATGCAAAAGCACCTCTGCTTGCAGCTGTGTTTAAAACCTCATCAACCATATATGCAACATCAGTTCCGCTCATTGCTGGCCCTGCCTCTTCAACTTCTTTATATGCTAATCTTTCTTTGGTTTTTAACTCTTTTACAGTAAGTGGCTGGTTTCGCTTTGTAAGCATATTCAAAGTTTTATTACTAAAGTTGGTAGCTTTCACACCCACAGTAGGAGCCAATAAAGCCGCTCCAATTCTTGCGATTGGCTCAATAGCTTTTCCTTCAGTTGCTTGACCCGCAACCTCACTGCCTGTCGCCGCTACTGTAGATAAAGCCTGGCCTTTTTTGGTAAGACCTGCTTTTTCCATACCTTCTGCAAGCTTTTCTGTTCTTTTGGCTCCCGCTCTTTTAGCTAAAACTTTTGCGCCTTTACCTATTCCGCCGACAACACCACCACCTGCTCCAAACTCACCGATTGTACCTGCTAATCCGGCGGCTCTACTATCACCTCGATAGTCTATTAGCTCATCCACACCTGCGGCTTCTGTCGCGGCATCAACAGCTCTTCCAGTAAACGTATCAAGAACAGGTATATTATAATCTTCATCTGCAAGACCGACAGCTTGCAAACCTTCTTGACCTAATCTAGCAACACCTCTCAAGGCCATCTCTGGTAACTCTAAAGCACCCAACGCACCTCTTGCTGCCCCTGCTAATGCAGAACCGCCAACCTCGCCAACGCTACCAAAAAGCTCTCTGCCCTCTTCTTCAACTTCTGGTTCTTGTGTGGTTTGCGCCCTAGCAGACATAGCCGCTTGTACAAGTTGCCTAGCGGCGGCTTCATCCCCTGCGGCATCTGCGTTTCTAGCGGCATTCATGTATCTTTCATACGTTGCCATACTTAACCACCATATTTTTTAAGCAAATCTTCATTACTTAAGCTAGAACCGCCACCACCTTGCCCTTTTCTAGCTTTAACTTGCTTGTCTAAGTCCGTGCCTCTCAAGTCTTTTCCTTCGACATAATATGCCCTCGCAATAGGGTCTTGCTCAACCATACCCATAATTCTGTCAATTTCTTTTAGGTTTTCTACCAATAATTCTTTACTTAAATCTTGTTGTATTGCGCCGTGTGCGGCCATCAATAAGCCAAGTTCTATGTTACTTACGTTACCTAGCGCACCACCAGTTTTACTTGCTTCACGCATTTCTTGCAGTCTATTAAATGCAACATTTGACTGCACGGATTTCAATAAGTTCTTAACGTTTCTAGCTGGTGTGGATGGCAAATAATCTGCGGCAAACTTACCATACACGCCAGTAGTGCCAAGTATACCCTCATCTTTCTCTATTGCGGTTAGTACCTGACCAACCATTTTACTTATACCTGTTCGTTTCTGCGTTTCTAGTGCGCCTTTTTCACTCATAGCCCTTTGTGCGTCTTGTTGCTCCCTATAAGCCTCACTGCCCTCTATAGGAACCATTCTCACGTTTGTTATATTGCCTGCTTCATTCCTATCAAATTCATAGGTCATGCCATCGTCAGCTTTAGGCAATCCCGCTCTAATAGCGCTCTCCTGGCTATAAATATCACCGCCGCTAGTTATAAATCTTTGAAACTCTTGCGTGCCAGGCGTAAATCCTGCCGCTATAGCGTTTCTAATTAATGCAGTGTCTTTTGTGCTTGCTCTTTGCTCTTTCTGCAATTCTAGTATTTGGGCATAAGCTTGTTGGCCAGTTAAACTACCAGTTTCAACCATACCCGCAAGTTGATTACCCATATCGCTATTAAGGCCACGCAAATACTCAATGGTTTTGTTTTTCGCTCGACCAGAAGTACGTTGTTGCGCTATCGTCTGCAATCTTGCATCAAGACCAGTATCAGGTCTTAGTCTCATTTGGTTAAAACCTGACGCTAAAACTCCGCTTAATGCACCAGCTACGTCACGAAAATCTCTTTCTGCCATTTAACTAACCCTACATTCCACTTAACTTCATCCCAGCTTCTGCGCCCATTGTTAAATAATCCATTAAACCAGGTTGGTATGTTGAAGAGCTACCTTTTGTGCCATCAGTCAAACCTGCTCCCCCAAACATTGCGGCAAGCCCTGCTTGTGGCCCTTTGGTGTATCCTTGATACTGGTTTTTAGTTGCATCAATTAAACTTTGCATAGCCGCTTGTTGCATTGCGCCCTGCTGCATTTGCTGTTGGTTTATTGATTGCCCCATATTAAAAGCTTGCTGCCCTGCGCCTTGCAATCCTTGTGCCGCCGTAAATGCATTGCCCATAGCCTGGCCATAACCCTGTTGTCTCATTCGTGCAGATTGATCTGCCATTTGTTGAGTATAGTTTTTAGCCATCTCAGCTTCTGCAATCCCATGCCTCGATCCGCCAAAAGCGCCCGCCGCTTGAGCTTGTGCGCCTAAAGTGTTTTGAGCTTGAAGGGCTTGTTGACCTACATCCCTCATTGTTGCTTGAACAACTTGGTTTTCGTATGGGTTCATTAAACCTGCCGCAGCTGCGCCTGGATTAGCAAAAGTTTGCATTGCACCCATATTTGCCATTGAAGCACGTTGGTATGGATTTGCCACCATATTTGGATTTGCTGAAGCACCCATGTTACTTACCCTTTCTTCCGCCAGACATTTCTAACGCCACTGGTTGGTTTACCCCGGCCCTGGACCCAGGCTCACCCGTCATTGGGTCTATAGTGAAGCTTTCAAGATATTCTGCTTGGCCAGGTCGCCTATTTGCTAACTCTCCAACAGCCGCATCAAAACCATCACCAGATGAATATCCTGTCATTCCGCCCATTGTAGTGGCTTGCGGCATATATTGCTGACCGCTTGCGCTTGGCATTCCAAAAGCATCTGCCATTTGGTTTGTACCTTGAAATGCAGCTTGTTGTTGTGGAGAAAACGCCGCAACATCTGGGCCATAATATGGAGTATACCCTAACGCAGAAACATCACTTGCCATTCCAATACCTTGTTGCAAAGCAGTTTCCGCAAACTTTGGCATTGTTGCTTCGGTATTAGACCTTCCACCTTTACCACCACTCATCTTATATCTCCTTTTGAAATGAAGCGTGCAATGGTTTCCAACCATGCGCCTTCAAAGGTTTCTTCCATCCAAAACGACCTGTAATCGTCAAAGCCTCACATCCATAGCTCTTTGCCCAATCTGTAACATCATTGTGCATATCTAACAACTGATCTAGCTCACCACCGCCTAAAAACACATTTAGCACCTTTTTTTTAGGATATACCACAATTTCTGTAACAATGCACCCCCTGGGGCTAGGCCATAACTGCATACGACCCTCAACAATACCTTTTGCCACATCTTCGAACTCATGTGTACCACCAGAATACTCCAAAGCCGCCTCTATCCAAGGGCGGCATCTTTCTAATTCATTTACTTGTGTATCTTTAGGCATTTAATATGTAGACAATGCTACCCTCTTCCAAATTGCTGTACTGCCATCATGTGCAGCAGTACAAATATAAATATAAGACGTATCCCAAGCTATCATGCCAACCCCATCTCCAGCCGCACCAACACTAGAGCTAGGTGTTGTTTGCTTCATAGCAATTTGTTTAAATGAATTTTGCGCTGAAACAACAGGATAATTTTTTTCTTCATCCCACAAAAATATACCATTTTCGCTTGGGTTATCATCAGACTGCTTAAAGAACAACTTACCTAAATTTCTGCTAAGAAAAAGATTAAGCTCTCTGCCCCATTGCCGTATATCTGTTCCTATGACTGGCGGTGTAACAGGCACTATCGTCTGCCCCCTGCTTTTACTTCAAGTCGCATTGTGCCTACACGCCATGCCGCTAACTCATCACCTTCAACACGCATTCTAACTTGCCTACCGCTAAATCGCACTGAAGTTGGGTTGCTTGGATTAAATGGGCCGTGTGTTGTCTCAGTGTCGTTAGGGTAAAAGCGTGTCTTAAATTTTAAATCCACATCGCCTTGCGTAAGTTCATCGGGTATAACTTCAGTAACTTTTGCTATTTGGTCCCCTGCGCCAATAGATATAGGGCCAGTTTCGCAAAATACAGAACCGCTATCATAATTTAAACCTGTTTCGTGGCTATAAACATCACTGTCAGAATTATGCCCAACCAAATAAGGCTGTCTAAATACACCTCTGGGTGTTCCACTAGTTCTGCTCAGATTTCCAATTAGCCAGTGATTTTCTAGTAAATCATAAGCAACATAACGATCTATTTCTGTGCTACCACCAGATGGATAAAACCACCATATTTCGCTAAATTCTGAATTATTGAACGCCCAAATTTTAGATTGTTGGTTTGTGTTTAAATCATCAAATACATAGTCGTGTACTTCACATTTAATTTCAGAAACGGAGTTACCATCGAAGCGATAAAAGCCGCGTTGCCCCATCCAAAACACACCCATATCAGTATCTATTGCCGACATTCTTGAAACAGCACCGCAAGCTGTGCCCACACGATCGAAACCGTAGACATACGGTGGCCCTAGGTATTTTGCACTGTGAGCATCTAAATCAGTAATGATTAATGTTTGGCCTCTAGTCTTAACTGCTTGCATAATTTGACCAGAGGTTTGTAATAAAATATCCCCTGCTTCATTTGTTGCCGCAGGGGTCCACTGAGTATTGTTTTCCTTATCGCACCATTGAACTTTTCTTGGATTTCCCCCTGCGCCTAATGCAAACAAAAATCTTTCCTCAGTAACTATCAAGCCCAAATTACTTGTTGGTGCGTTTGAAATAACTGCGGCATTCGAACTTGGGTTAAGTTGCCATTCTAAAAGTCTGCCATCATCATAGTGGCAAGCAACTAAAAACTCTCCATAATTGTCTAATGACCATGTGGTTGCTTCACTGTATGTGCCAGTGCTTGGGCGCGTTGTACCAAAGTATCCAGTACCATAGAAGCCGCCTCCATATCCAAGATTTAAAGCCGCATCTTCCCTGCCAGTAGCCAAGCCGCTTATAGTAATATCAGTGACTACCCCTGCGCCAGTCATTACCTTTAATTCGTTGTGACTCCCTCCTGCAAAATAAGCTGTATTGTTATTTGCTTCCCAAGCGTGTGCGCCACGAATGGGATTGGTGCTAAACCCTGCTTTTTTCTCCTGCCATCCACCAATAGGACGGAGCGAACCGTCACGCCACCTGACTAAACTCCCATCGCGCCAACGATTTGAAGCGTCAAAATCTGTGCCGTTTCGATAAAACCCTGCTTGTAATTTGAGTGGGACTAGGGGCATGATAATCCTATAATGGTTTAGTAGGCCAAGTTACACTTGTTGGGAAAGTTGATTGATCTGTAATGTTTAACAAAGCTGTTCTGTAATTTGTCCACTCTGTCTGCTTTGCATCAGTTAATTCTGCCCACCGCAATGGATTTGTTACAAGCGGATCAACTTCAGTTTCTAATTTAGAATTTCTTTCCATTCTAATAGCTAAAGCATTTATAGCATCAATTTCTGACTGACTAGGAGCAACGTAAGCAGCCACATCTCCGTTTTCAGACATAGAGGCAAGTAACTCATCATTATTTATAGTCATATCAGTGTCATTAGGGTTTAATGTGTATGGTATCCAACCATGCTCACTGTGATTTATTTCACAATCAATCCAACTGTTGTTGTTTATATATTTAGCGTTTCTATATTCCATATTAAGAAATCCTAACAAATAAAGTTATATTTGAGTTTGACCCTGCATAATCACCGCCCATCCGTCTCCAAGTTCCTGAAAGCTGACTAGCTTGCGACCCAAAATAATAACTGGAGTACGAACCATCGCCCGCCACGCCATTCCATCTGAGTGCTGCAACGTATAAATCTGATCCCGCTTTTGTATCTCCATAATCATGCGCCGTTGAGTGTGAAACCCCACAAAGCGCATATGTTCCTACACCGTCAGCCGTTGTTGAAGCCCCTGCGCTGTCTAGTTGCGTTTGAATATTGCTAGTGACACCGTTTAAGTAGCCAAGCTCAGTTGTTGAAATAGTGCTTGAAACGGCTACTTTTCCAGACGCATTTGAAATTAATGCACGATTAACTGTAAGGTTTTCTGTGTCAATTGTTGTGGCCGCGCCAGTTATTGTTGCTTGCTTACCGTTAAGTTGCGTTTGAATATTACTGGTGACATTTTCAAGCTTATCAAATTCAGTTGCTGATACTCCCGTTGCTTTCAAATCTTTTGCATAATTTAAATCTGCCGCATCTCCAGTAAAACTGGAGAGCTTATTTAAATCTGCCGCAGAAGAAGTAACATTAGTGCTATTAATTGTTAACGTGCTTAAATTAGGCGCGACCGTTCCACTTGTACCATTTACCCCATCAACAATAGTGTCTAAGGCCGTATTAATGGTTGTCCCCCACGTGTCTTCATTTCCGCCCACGGTTGGTTTAGTTACGCTGATAGCCATGTTAATCTCCTAATTTATTGCACCATATCACTTTATGCTGCCTCCGTCCATGTCTCGCTAGATACATCTGATGTCTCTGTAAATGTAGGCGAAGAAGCCGCAGGAGCGTCAGGCCATGCGTCTGCGTCTGGGTCTGTTGTATCTGTCCAAATTTCTGCGGCAACACTTAAATCCGTGTAACTTTCTGGCGGTATTGTGATTTCCATAAAAGGAAAACGCGCCAACGGAATAACTGGATTACCAGAAGCAACATCAGGCGATGCAAATTTATAATCTTGCGTAATAACGGCGCTATCAATTACGGGCGCAGAGCCATTTACATTACCAGATAGTAAAATATGATTTATAGTTATTGCAGTTGTAGCAATACTTACATTGCCAGTATCAGCATCATTCCCTGCAAGCGTATAAACAACCCCTGCGGAGACAGTATCTACAACAGGGTTTCCAGTAACAATATCCGCACTACTAAATTGGTAATTTTCCGACAATGCAGTTGAGGCAACCGTTGGGTTATTAGTTGTTACATTTACTGAACTTAAATTATGACTTTGAGTTAAGACACCCGTTGCGATCCTAACAGTACCAGTTAGTAAATTGGGCGCAGAAAAACTTTCATCCTCAAACATTGTGAGGGTTGGCACGATTGGTGCGTTTGGCGTGTATACGCCAGATACCGCGTGAACCTGAGATATTGCAGTAGTAGCAACCGTAGGATTGCCAGTAATAACATTATTACCAACAAGAACATCAACCCCCGCGCCAACATCAGCAAATGCTGCGCCTGATAATGAAGAAAATCCAAACATTTATTTTACTTTATTTCTCATTAATTACCTTCTAATGCATCAAGTCTCGCCTCTATCGATGACAGGCGTTGCTCCGTTGCAGCACCTATAAAAGCTAATAGTTGAGGGTATCTGATACCTTTTCTGTTTTTCTGCACTGCTCCCTCTGGAGCTTCCATTTCTAATTTAGACTGAACTTCTATAGAGCCATCTGAGTTTTCAACTTCCCACCATGTATCTTCACACCAAAACGCATAGTTACTTGCGTCAAGACCTTCATTAGCCATTGCTGTTGATATTTCTTGAGCGATAACACCAGTGTGTATTCTAGCACTATCACCTTTCTCTTCTACAGCACTATTCCATTTGTAAGTCTTGAATAGTTTGCTAATAGCTGTGGCGGCTGTTATCTCTGCATCTGTAAGTGATGTAATCTGCTGTTTTTCTCTTTCATCAGACGTTTGAATTGTGCCGTTGCTTGCAAATATATCCACCCAACGCGCATTTCCATGTCCAAAACTATCAGCGTTGTCTTGGATATTTCCACTGTTTGTCGATGGGATAACATGATTAGTAAAATAGTCAAACCTAAATCCAGTATAGGTTGATGTTATGTATATATCGTTACCGTTTTCTCCTATTCGGCCCCTAAAGTTTCCACCCTCATTGAACCTAATAAGAACTCCAGAGCCGTCTAAGCTAATAAGGCCCTCTGCTCCTGTGTTAGTGCTTGGTAACGCTATACGATCTACCAACAAATCACCACTGCTGTTAATAGTCATAGCATCAGAAGCATTAGTTCTAAACGTCATGGCATTATCAGAGTTGTTGTATTGTATTCTGCCTATGTCTGCATCATCAGTATCACCAAAATGAATGCTTGAATAACCGTCAGTTGCACTAGAAACAATGCTAATACCCGATCCTGTCCCATCAGTTGTATTAGAAACAATAAGATCATCACTAATTGTATTTAAAGCAGAAGCAGAACTTGCTCCAATAAGCACCTGTCCGTCTCCTGATATGCGTAGCCTCTCTGTGGCGCTATCAGCAACTCCAGTTCCAAATGCTAAATATTGTTTGCCATTTAAAAGGTTTTCCGCAACGCCTTGAATAAATGACCCAACGCCTGATACGTTACTGTCTTTACCTTCAAACTCAATTCGCCCAATTATTTGATCGTTTGCAACACTTGTATCTCTATCAGTAAATCTTAGTGTAATTGGGTTAGAGTTACCTGTTCCGTTTGTCCCCTCTAAATGGAGTAACGCATCAGCGCTATCAGTTGACAGGCCGTCATCGTCTAATAATACATAATTTGATAAGTCTTTAAATACAGCTTTATCTGAAGGGTAAGTTACAAAAATATCCTTAACCCCTGCGCCCCACGAAACAGCGTTATTGCTGTTAGAGCTTGCAAATAAAGAGGTTCGCGCAAGTGTAGTACCACTAGCCGTGTAAGTTCCTTTCCCAACCTCAAAATCAGTTCCATCAGTACAAGCGTAATACGTTGTATTGCCATCGCCAATATCGGAAAAACTAGAAAACCCCGCCTTAGCCCCTGCTAATGTATATGTTCCAGTTCCTGTCGTGGTTGTCGTTTCTTGTATTCGATCTTTAAGAACAAGAGCCATAATCTAATCCTAGCTTGGGTCTGGTATTCCAATATCTAATGTTTCTAGGCTAAATGTATTTCCTGACGTTACAGACTGCGAAGCTGTTAAAGAACCAGTTACCAACAATCTACTGTTTGTCGTATCTGTAATCGCATAATGCGTTGCCGATCCAGTGCCAGTAACCGTTCCATCAGATATTGCCGAAAGAGTTACTTTACGCCCACCGCCTGTGCGATCCGCAGGGGCAGAAATACTAATACTTGTTTTGTTACCAAGCGTTTGCGAAGATGTTGCCTCTGCAAATGTTGTGCTTTCTGCGCTAGTAATATCTACACGATTTGCTTCCGTGTCCAAAACCGTTAGCCCGTTATCCAAAACTCTGTCTGCTATACTTGCCATTAGTAACTCCTTATCTTCATTCTGCGACCAGAGCCGCTAGTTTTTGACCGTTCACTTTCCAAATTAATATCATTAATTGCTTTTTGATACAATGCCGCCCATGTAGTTGCGCGAGCGTCTTCTTGCAAATATGGCGCTGAGTGAACTAAAGAGCCATAAAGATAAGCATCAGGAAAATTAGATAAAATCCAATTTGATGTATTTCCAGAATTTAATGTATCTATTTTTTCATAATAAAGCATCTCTAAAGTGTAAGAAGCATCAGGCGTTGGAAACACCTCAATACTACCATCGAGTATAGCAAAGCTTACTGGCCTACCGCTTGTATTAAGGTTTTGCGCCCTTAAATTAGATATTTGAAAAGCGTTAACCATTTCTAAAGTATTGGTATCAGCCGTGTTTAGCGACATACGAATAGGCTCTAAAAAATCAGTAGGCAAAGCTGTGTACTGCGTATCGAGAGAAGCGGTCACACGTTTCTCCATGCGCCAATGTCTAACCTCTCTATTCATTCCAGTTTCAGCAAGTGTAATAAAATCAGGTATTACCGATGTTAAATCATCTCTGTTTAAAAAATCAGCTATACTAGCTTTTAGCTCATCATAAGTCGTTAACGCCATTTAACAATTCCATCTTCTACGAGCAGCTTTGCCACGTTCACCTGTCCAACCTTTAGACCTAGCGCAAAATGACTTCTTACGAGCCTTGTCTTTTGCAGTTAAATTTTTCTTTTTTGTTACCGCCGTTTTAAGCTTTGAACCAGGATTAGCACGCCTATGCGCCGCTACACCCTTTGCCGTCATACCCGCACCCTCTTTTGCAGTGCGGTAATTTCGACCCTTACCCTTGGTCGTTTTGCGTATGGCTTTCTCAGCTTTTCGCGGCATTATTACAACTGCCCTGCGGCCTTCATTCTTTCAAACATTTCGTAAGCTGCGGCTGGATCATTTAATAAACCTCCTTGACCTGGGGTTCTTCTAACCAAATCCATAAATGCATCAAAATCAGGATCGCCGTTTCCTATCATGTTAGGATTGTCAACAACTCGACCGGGAATTACGGGCTGTTTAAAAGCGTCTGACCCAGCAAACATTAAATCTATACCCCTAACTGGCAAACCCATATCCGCTCTTTGACCGCGAGACATAGCATCATACTCTGCCTGGCTTACCTGGCTCATAGCCATACGCATACGCTCACGATTATCTATGTTTTGCTGTGCCTGGATACGACCATCTTGGGTAGGATCAATGTCATTACCATAAGTAGAAACAGGCGGATTTCTGTAACCCGAATCATAACCTTGTGAACGTGGGTCCATATAGTCCATATTCATACTTGCACCACCAAACGGCTCAAGCCCCATACCACGCTCCGCAGCTACACCCGTAATATTCGGTCCTGGACCGCCGAATGGGTCTAACGCACTTGCAGGTTGTGTAAAACTTGCCTCTTGAGCCGCCATTGCATCTCGATTTGCAATACGCTCACTAAAACCGTCTGGCCTAATCCTTGGCCTTGGTATTTCACCTGAAACAGCTTGTTGAATAGGTGAAGTTGTTGGACCACCAAAAGCACGCTCACGCTGTGAGCCATATGGGTTAATACCAATGTTGTTTAGTATCTCACTTAAAGGTCCACCCTTAAAAGTGTCACCGCGAGTATCACGACCACCGCCATCCATAGCATCAATAAAACCTGGAATGTAACGCTTGTTAGCTTCATCAAAGTAACCAAACTTACCATCTGCGTTAGCTTTTGCACGATCCTCCGCAGATGTTCTTTCATATCTAGCCGCGCCTTTGTTTGAACCCAGGCCACCTTTTCTTTCAGAAGCCCTAGCTTGAGCCGCATGAGCGCCCTTAAAAGGGTTAGGCTTGCCAATTATATCAAAATGTCGCTGTACCCTTTCAGCGTGTGTCATCTCAGCCATTACTTCTTACCCTTCTTTTTTCTGCTCAACTTTTTTAAATCTGCACCTGTTATCTTCTTGCGCGGCTTTGCTACCGCAGCTAATTTCTTTTGCTTGGGGCTGTACTTAGCATAAGGCATTACTTTTTCCTACTCTTAGTTTTCTTTAACAAATCAGCATCTGCCTTGCGAGCGCCGCCCTTCCCAGTAACAAAACTGTTAACCCTACCCATAGCCCACGCAGACATCGGAACATTCTTAGAGCCACTTGATAAGTAAGCACCCTGACCACGCCGATATACAGACTGCAACTGACTAGGCGTAAACCTTGTACCTGCTGCTTTGTTGCGTAATGTCGCCTTTACGCTATCGCTTAGAGGTTTTCTTTTGGGCTTGCTTGGCACGACTTTTACTCACTTTCTTTACATCAATAGACAGACCAGCTTTATATTTGCGCTTCGTGTCTAATATCTCTTTCTCCTTGGCGCTCTTGCTTTTCGCACCAGATAAATACTTTGTAGGCACACCAGACTTAGTTTTGGCAACCTTCTTAAACTTTCGCACTACTTCATCCTAGTCTTTGCCTTGCAACGCCCTGCTCTCGCACACTCTTTAGGCGTAGGGCAACCACGACACGGTTTAAACTTTTTATTTTGCATCTTTTAATCTCGCTTTTCTCTTGGCGGTGGCGCTCAAATCGCCAAAATGATACAGTCTTTTGCTGGTCTTACCGTGAGTCTTTCCAGAATGTAACTGACCATTCGGCATTTTATGCATGCCACCCTTATGCTCAGTTCCATCCCTAAAATAATGCTTAACGCCTTTAGCCATTACTTCTTCTTGCCGCCCTTTTTAGGTGGTCTGCCCTTCTTACTTCCGTAAGTACCTTTTCCATGAGGCATAGCTATCTCCTTTTTTTGCAACGTAACACATTATGCAATGCCACGCAAATTACGTTTTATGTTATTTCTCCAACTACTAAATGCGCCAGACAAAGCCGTTGCCGCATCACTCGCCATCGTTAAACAAAGTGCATC